CAAATATTAATTGGTAAAATGACAGCAGTAGAATTTAAAGACTATTATAGAGCTTGTAATAGAGCTAAAGCAGATATTAAAAAAAATCATGGAGTAAATATATTCATACTTCCATTTCCAATATCTAAAGAAAGATTAACATTAGATGAGTTAGCTAATATATCATTAGAAGTTCATAATGAAGAACCACATCATGAATATATAACAGATATAAAGAAGACATCAAGAAAGAAAGAACTTGTTAATACTAGACATGTATTCTGTTATTTTGCAACAATGTTTGGATATGATAGAACACAAGTAGGAGAATATCTTGAAAGAGATCATAGTACAGTTGTTCATGCATTAAGATTTTGTAGTGACATGATAGATACAAATGATATTGTATTTGGATCAATCATAAGAAAGATAAGTAAAAAAATAGATAAACATGTGGAAGATATTTCAGATAATTACAAAGCAGAAGTTAACACCGAACCAAGTGTTGCTTCTCTATTCAATGAAGAATAAAGTAAAACCTTATATATTAAATAATCTTGAGGAGGAAAAAGAATATCTTTTATCTCAAGAGTATCTGGAATATGATGGTAAAGTATATAAAATGACTGCTAAAGCTAAAGCTCTATTGGTAAAAATAGAGAACTACTTTATTACAGCAAAAAAGAAAACAGATGAAGAGTTAATGGGTAAAGAATTTTCTAAAAGAATTAATACTTATAGAGAATTATTTCCTGCAGGTAAACTACCACATGGTAAACCGGCAAGACAAAATGTTAAAACTCTTAACGAATCATTTAGATGGTTTTTTGAAACATATGATTATACATGGGAAGAGGTGATGAAAGCCACTAAGATGTATATCAGTGAATATGTATCAACAGACTATCTATACATGATGACAAGTCAATATTTTATATCTAAGCAAGATAAACATAAAGTTAAAACTTCAACCTTATCAGATTATTGTGATATGATAAGAGATGGTGTGCAAACTAAAGTAGAACATTTTTCAGATAAAGTAGTATAATGGATAAGTTCTATTATTATGAATGCAATAAATGTGAATTTGAGTTTGAATCAAACGAAAAAGAACAGATATGTATAAATTGTAAAGATGGTTGTTGTCTAATTTTAACAGCAGTATTATGAGTAAAGTAAAAGAAGAATGGATAGGACAATATTCAGCATTTAATGAAGCGTTGAAATATATGTCAAAGAGGGCCAATGGTGAAGAGAAATCAATATATACACCGTGGGCTAAGTTTAATGACGCTACTACTGATGGTTTAGAATGGAATACTTTAACTGTAATGGGTGGAAGACCTGGTTCAGGTAAAACTTTAATTAAAGATCAGATAATAAGGGAATCATTTATGTTGAATCCTAATGATGACTTTAGAGTATTAGAGTTTCAGTTTGAGATGGTGGGTAGAACTTCAGCATTGCGTGAATTTTCCTCTATAACAGGTAAAACATATAAAGAACTCTGTAGCGCAGGTTCTAAGTTAACATCCAATGTTATTAATGAATGCCATCAGTATGCAAAAGAACGTGTAAAGTATCCGGTTGATATAGTAAGTAAACCTATGACTGTTAATCAGATGCGTGAGCAAATAGATATGTATATGAATGAACACAAGGGTAAGAAAACAATTATTACTCTTGATCATACTATGTTAGTTAAAAGAGCTCCTTATCAAAATAATACACTAGATATGTTATTTGAATTAGGTGAGTTCTTTACACAAACAAAGCGTGAATATCCATGTATGTTTATTGCTCTATCACAACTTAATAGAAACATTGATAAACCAGAACGTGCTCAACAAGCAAAGTATGGTAATTATATTCTTGAGTCAGATATATTTGGATCAGATGCAATGCTACAACATGCTGATACTTTAATAGGTATTAATAGACCGGCAAAGCAGAAGATTAGATTATATGGACCTGATAGATATATAATAGGTAGTGACAGAGATTTAGTATTACACTTTCTTAAAGCAAGAAATGGTGATACAAGAATGAGTTTTTTCAAAGCGGTGTTTGAAGAAATGAGAATTGAAGAAATGAATACACCGCAACAAGACATTAGATAAAATGACACCACAAGAAAGAAAAAGTAAAATAGCAATTTTAAGAGAACTACATGAAGAGTATTTGCAGACAACTGGAGATGCTGATACATTGTATATACCTAAGATGGCTTATAGACCACAAGGTAAAGATGAAAAATTTATTAGTTTTTTTCCTAGTGAACTAGAGAAAGAAAAAGATATTTATACAGAGTTTGTTAGTATAGAATATAACGCTGAAGATCCAAAAAGAACTTTATATTTGTATAAGTATAATCCACATTGGAGAGAGGAGTATGAATTAGTTAAAAGCAAATCAGGTTTTGAAAGACATTTGATACCTGTATCAGAACTAAAAGTAATAGATAAGTCGATATCTGCATCACCACAAGCTCCTAAAATACTTGAGTTAGACTTAATAAAAAACCCAGATGATTATGATGCTATAGATAAAATCTTAGCAAAGTTGGGAGATATAAATATTACATTAAATAAAATAAATGATACAATTAAATTATCAAATCAAAAGTAAATTATGGGAGTAGGAGTATTAGTTATTGCTGAATCAGGATCAGGCAAGTCAACATCAATTAGAACATTAAATCCTGAAGAAACTGTAATTATAAACATTGCAAATAAACCATTACCATTTAAAGGATGGAAAGGTATGTATAAACTATTGGACAAAGAAAATCCAAATGGTAACATGATTAATGTATCAAGTGGACCAGGAGTTTATAAAGCAATGAAGCATGTTAGTGATAAGATGCCTCATATCAAAAACTTAGTTATTGATGACTGGCAATATATGTCAAGCTTTGAGTACTTTGATAAAGCCAATGAAAAAGGTTATGATAAGTTTACTCAAATTGCAGCTAATCTAGCACAGGTTGGTAAACTTCCTAAAGATTTAAGAGAAGATCTATTATGTTTCTTTTTAACTCACTCAGAAGAATCTACAGATATTAATGGTAGACGTAGAGTAAAAGCTAAAACAGTGGGTAAAATGATTGATAATGCATTGACATTAGAAGGATTATTCTCTATAGTATTGTTTGCTAAAATAAATAAAGAAGAAGACGGTAGTCTTACTTATGGGTTTGAAACTCAGAACAACGGAGAAAACACTTGCAAATCCCCTATGGATATGTTTGATGAAGTGTTTATTCCAAATGATCTACAGCTTGTTAGATCAAAAATTATTGATTATGAGAACTAAATTATTTAAATTAAAAAAATTAATTAAAAAGAAGAAGAATGTTAAGTACTAAAGACATGTCTGCAGGATCAGGCAAAATTAAACCAGTGGTTGGACCAGGTAATCACACTGTTAAAATTAATGAAATTGGATATATGGTAACACCATATGATCCGGATTCACATAATATTATATTACATGTAGAAACAACACCTGTAAAAGGAGAGTTTCAAGGTTTCTTGAAAGATGTAAATAATCAAGATGGACCACGTTATGAAGGTCAAGTTGGTAGAGTTAGATTCAGCCCATATGCATTTAAAGATACAACCCTTCCTAATGGAAAAGAAATATCTAAAGTAGATGAGGTGATGAAATCTATGATTCAGTTGAGTGAGGTTCTTGGTAAAAGAGAATCTCTTGATCAGATTGAAGCAAATACAATTGAAGACTTCATGACTCAAGCAAGTAGTGCATTATCAGGAGATGCATATATTAATGTATGTCTAGCCTCTAGAGAATGGGTTAATAAAGAAGGATATGTAAATAATGATTTATATCTTCCTAAACCTAGTTCTGCAGGAGTAGCTATGGAGTCTGTTAATGTAGAAAATTCAAACATAATTAAGTTTGATAGTAACAACCCAAATCATTTAAGAAAAGCTCAGGTTGAAACTAAACCAGCAGATTCATTTGAACCTGCAACTCCTGAGTCAGGTAGTGATTTTGAATTTTAATATTTATTAGATTTATAATGTGCCGGTTATGATGTAATATTGTAACCGGCATTTTTATTTAAATAAATATGATAAATACAAAGAATCTAGTTTATGACGGGTTAAATGTACCAAGCTATTGGATATTTCAATATTATTTAAATTTATCAGAGGTTTTAACAGGACAGGATGTAAAGATAAAATCAATCTTTAATCCTAATGAGAGAACGCCAAGTTTCTGTGTATATGTTGATAAGACAGTTATGCAGTATAAATTTAAAGACTTCTCAACTGGTAAAAATGGAGATAAGATTGATTTAGTAAAGATGCTATTTGATCTAAGTTATTCAGATGCAGTAAATAAAATACTAAAAGATTATAATAATTATATATCTAAAAATGGTAGTGATATAAAAGTTGAGTTTGCTGTAAAAGA